CATAATGTTAGATCCTTACAAAAAGAGTATTCGGACTGCTCTCAATTTGTTTTTGCTGGGTCTAGAGAGATGAGTGAACTTATAATACCTAAGATATTGGTCATGGGTAAGAAGTTGTGGAATACGGACGTAAATTATTTTTGGTCTAAATATTTAAAAGAAAAATGAGTTGGGAAGCAGGAATACAAGAATCTAGAAATAGGTTCCCAGATATCAATAAAGAGATTCTGGAAATGGATGGATACCTCGAAGAAGAGGAGGCAAAATTATTGCTTTATAAATTCTTGAGGCAAAATCCATCTTTTGCGGCTGAGTTTATTACTGGAGTAAAATTGTTCCCCTTCCAGCATATGTCCATAAAGGCCATGATGGAGACTGATTACTTTTTGGGGATATGGAGTCGTGGAATGTCCAAAAGCTTCTCTACGGCCGTTTTTGCGCTATTAGACGCTATTTTAAACCAAGGTGTTCACATTGGAATCATATCTAAGTCTTTTCGACAGTCAAAAATGATATTTACCAAGATGGAAGAGATAGCTCAAAGTCCAAAAGCTGAATTTCTTTCTCAATGTATTACGAGGGTATCAAAAGCTAATGATCAATGGGTAATGGAACTTGGTCGAAGCAAGATTACTGCTCTACCTCTTGGTGATGGAGAAAAGCTTCGAGGTTTCCGTTTTGAGAGAATGATTATTGATGAGCTATTGCTCATGCCAGAGAAAGTTTTGAATGAGGTTATCATGCCGTTTCTATCTGTTATTAAAAACCCAACAGAAAGACAAGAGATTCATGATGTGGAAACAGAGATGATCAAACAGGGAAAAATGAAAGAGGAAGATCGTCATAAGTGGCCGAACAACAAAATTATTGGTTTGTCTTCTGCGTCTTATAGGTTTGAGCATTTATTTAAGATGTATACTCAATACGAATCATTGATTCTTAATGAAAACGAGCAAGACAAGGCTCACAGAACCATAATGCACTTTAGTTATGATTGTGCTCCTCCTCAATTATACGATCAAAACCTCATTGATCAAGCAAAGGCTACAATGAGCCAATCTCAGTTCGACCGAGAGTTTATGGCTGTATTTACAGATGATAGTTCTGGTTATTTTAAGGTTAGTAAGATGGCGGCGTGTACTATCCCAGATGGAGAGGGGCAATGTGTAGAGGTTAAGGGTCATCCTTCCGATGAGTATATACTTGGATTTGACCCATCTTGGTCTGAGAGTGATAGTTCTGACGATTTCGCTATACTTGTCATTAAGATAAATAAAGAAACAAAAAAAGGGACTATTGTTCATAGTTACGCTCTTTCAGGATCAAACTTAAAGACGCATATAAACTACATGGCTTACGTATTAGAAAACTTTAATATTATTGCTGTTGTTGGTGACTATAATGGTGGTGTTCAGTTTTTAAACTCATGTAATGAGAGCAGTATATTTAAAGATAAAAAAATAAAATTAAACCTCATAGACGCCGATTTAGATAATCATCAAGAGTACGATAAAGGTTTGAGGTCTTTAAAAAGACAGTATAATAAAGACAACAGAACTTATGTTTACTTGAGAAAGCCAAGCTCTAAGTGGATTCGCTACGCAAACGAGTTACTTCAGGCATCTTTTGATCATAAAAGAATATTCTTTGCTGGTGCGGCTATGGACGACGATTACAATACCCAAAGGAAGACAAATATTCCTATAAAGAACCTTAAATTTATTAATAACTATAACGAATCTTCTCAAGCGTCAAAAATGATTGATTTTGTTGAACATCAGAAAGATATGATGGATTTGATAAAAGTGGAATGTGCTATGGTTCAGGTTACGACATCTACCCAAGGAACACAAAGCTTTGACCTGCCTTTGAATTTAAGGAAACAAAGAGGCGCTGATAAAGCGAGAAAGGACTCCTATTCGGCCCTCATACTAGCAAACTGGATGATGCATGTGTATTATGATATGATTGACGACAAGATAGAAACCAATCAAGGAACATTCACGCCGATGTTCTTGGATTAAAATAATTGTCGACTTTGCAAAGTTAAAGTTAAACTTTTAACTTTTCGGTGTATAATAGGGTATGGCGAAAAGAAAGTATACCAAAAAGTCCGACTATTGGACTAAGTTCGAAAAGGGTGAGCAGATAAGCACCGCAGTTAGTCAAGAAGATTTTGAGCCAGGGCTAATGGGTGATCCATTCTATGTGTCTCCTGAAAATGGATTAAACGTATCCAATGCATCTTACAATAGGGGTACATCAGCGACATCAGCTACCAGATATAATAAAGCCGCACGAAGCCCCAAGTCGGATAGATTCTCCAGTATAAGGAGCGGAATGCTACCTTATGACTATTCAGCAGATGGAGTTAATGTTCGTGACGCTATAGAGCTTTGCCAAAAAGCTTACGCAAATGTTTCTGTATTTAGAAACGCAGTGGACATTATGTCTGAATTTGCCAACACAGATTTGTTCCTTGAAGGTGGCACGAAGAAAAGCCGAGACTTTTTCTACGAGTGGTTCAAAAAGATTAATTTAGTTAACCTAAAAGATCAATACTTTAGGGAATATTATAGAAGTGGGAATATATTCCTTTATAGGTTAGATGGTAAATTTAAGAATGATGATTTTATTGAAATCGTTAAATCTGTAGCGCCAGTTTCATCCATGCAAAATAAAATACCAATAAGGTACATACTCATGAACCCTTATGATATTGTTGCTACAAGAGCCGCTTCATTTAATGACGGAGCATACGAAAAAATACTTTCCGAGTATGAGATGTCAAGATTGCAGAATCCGTCAAACGAAGAAGATCAGGCTATTTTTGATGCTTTGCCAGCTGACGTTCAAAAGAGTATAAAAAGAGGCGATTACAACACTGATGGTTTAAAAATCAAACTTGATCCAGAAAAAGTATCTCATTCATTTTATAAGAAGCAGGATTACGAACCATTTGCTATTCCTTTCGGCTATCCAGTGCTTGAGGATATCAATGCGAAGCTTGAGCTTAAAAAAATGGACCAAGCTATCACTAGAACTATTGAAAATGTTATTTTATTGATAACAATGGGAGCGGAGCCAGACAAAGGGGGTATTAATGCTCAAAACCTTAATGCTATGCAAAGCTTATTTAAGAATGAGAGCGTTGGCAGGGTGCTTGTCTCCGACTATACAACAAATGCAGAATTTATCATACCAGATTTAAATAAAGTTCTTGGATCTGAAAAATACAAGACATTGAACGAGGATATTAAACAAGGTTTGCAGAATGTTGTCGTTGGTGAGGAAAAATATGGAGCTACCCAAGTGAAAGCTCAGATATTTATCGATAGACTCAAAGAGGCGAGGAATGCTTTTCTGGCGGATTTCCTCCAAAAAGAAATAAAAAGAATATCCAAAAAGTTAGGATTTAGATCTTACCCTGAAGCTACCTTTAAAGATATAGATATGCGTGATGAAACTCAACTCATGAAGGTTTCGACTAGACTAATGGAGCTTGGTATAATTACCCCTCAACAGGGAATGGAAATGTTCCATACAGGCAAGTTCCCTAATGTTGAAGACATAAGCCCAGCGCAAAAGAAATTTGTAGAGGAAAGAGAAGATGGTTATTACAACCCTATAGTTGGAGGTGTTCCTATGGTTGAGCCAGCTGGCGACCAGGATGTTAAAGGGCCAAATGGGCAGCCTGGAAGACCAGAGGGAACTTCTGGTATACCTCAGGAAAACTCAGAAGCTAAATATTCTCGCAAAAATATACAAAAAACAATAAGCGAACTTGAGACGGCAAGAGCTAATATTAAAGTAGTTATGAAAGAGGAACTTGGAATTAAAAGATTCTCCAAGAAAAACGAAAAAATGCTAGACAGCATGTGCGAAGCTATTGTTTGTTCGACTGACATTGAAAAATGGACACAAAAAGCGATTTCTTGTGTATCTAACTTGGAAGAGATAGAAAAACTAGAAGTACTACCTGAGATTTTAAATATATCAGCAAAGCACGAACTAGATAATTACTCAGCAGCAATTTTATATCACAGTAATCAAGATGCGCAAAAAGAAGCCTGAATATAAGTATACTACGACATTTGAAGCCGAGGTTTTTTCCTGTGATATTGGGGGCGAATCTTTTATCTCAAAAGCATCCCTTAATAACTTAGAGTCTCTTGTGCCTAAGGGCGTAAACTTCGAAGATAATATAGATCTCATGGGCGTGGCTTTTAACGCTGCGGTTGTAAACAAGTTTAACAAAAACGGAGACGGAATAGACTCTAAAACAGCTATTGAGTATACAAAAAACTTTATACACAAACCTACCAATATAGAGCATGACAAAGACCGCATCGTTGGTCATATAGCAAGCGCTGGCTGGAGCGAATACGGAACAAGCAGAATAATGAATGCTGATGAGCTTGAGGGTTATACAAAACCCTTCAACATAGCTCTAGGGGCTCTTGTTTATAAATCAGCTAATTCAGCTTTCGCGGAAGCTTTAGAAAAGTCATGCAGCTCAGGCGATGAAATGTACCATACTGTTTCTACCAGTTGGGAAGTTGGCTTCTCTGATTTTGTATTAGCTGTTGGTAGTAAATACGTAGAAGAAGCAAGAATAATCTCCGATCCAGAGGAGATGGAAAAAATGGTTGGGTGTCTTCGTTCCTTTGGTGGAAAAGGCAAAACAGACCAAGGCGAAGAAGTCAACAGGCTTATTACTGGAAAGATTTATCCATTGGGTATTGGCTATACAACCAATCCAGCAGCAGACGTAAAGGGAGTTTATATGAGAAAAGATCAGGAAAACCCTATAGTAATAAAAGACAAAAGAGATAAAAATATTTCACAAAGTGAAAAAACTAATGTAAACCTTAAAAAGAATAATTCTATGGAAACTGAAAAAGTTATTAACGAACTGAAGGATCTTCTCAACGAAAAGAAGTTCTCGCAAGAAGCCGTCGCTTCTATGACCAGCACCTTTGCAGATGCTATCAAAGAAAAAGACGAGGAATTTCGCGCAGAGCTAACTAAAGCACAAGAAGAGAAAGAGGCTGTAGCCAACGAACATGCAGAACTTAAATCTTCAGTAGAAGAATTAAAGTCTAAGTTTGAGGAAGCCCAAAAAGAAATTGCCGAATACAAAGAAGCTCAAGAAGCCGACATGGCAATTGCTCGTTTTAACGAGCGTATGGACGTCATCGATCAGAAATTTGCTCTCGAAGACGAAGACAAAGAGTTTTTAGCTCAAGAGCTTAAATCACTTGACGAAACAGAAGAGGCATTTGCATCATTTGAAGAAAAAATGAATATCGTGTGGAAGCACAAAAGCAAAGAAGCCAAAGCTGAGTTCGAAAAGAAGATGGAAGCCCGTATTCAGGAGGAAGTCGCAAAAAGACTTTCCAAGGATGTTGAGCAGGTTTCAGAAGCCTCTGAGGTTACTGAAAAAACAGCAGAGGAAGTTCTCGACGATGTTGAGCAGTCCGACGCTTCAATCGCAAATTCTAACGAGGCCGCTTCTAGAGAAGAGGTTTCAATGAAAGACAAGTTCGCTGCAGCTTTTGATCGCAGCAATATCGAAATTTCTTAAATTTTTAAAAACAAAATAATATTATGCTTAGAATTCTACCATTCAGACAATATGACGAAAATGATGTAATCAATCTTTTCGCCCTTGACGGTGCTAGTGCTAATGAGGCTACTACAGACTCAGGTGCTGGCGATGCTGGTGTTTTCGTGAAGGTTTCCGCAGGAGACTTTGACAAGGACCCAGTTTCTTACTCAGACGATTCTTACCTCGGTAAGACCGACTACCCATTTATCAAAGCTCAATACCCAAGCGTAAATCTTGAGTGTACCCCTGCTGCAAGCGGAGAAGCACTTCTTGGAATTACTCTTCGTCAGACTGCTAAGACAGACGAAAACGGTGAGAAGCTTCTTTATCATCCAGTAAAAGCAGAAGAGCTTGGTTGTGTCCTTCCTGGACAAGCCGTTCCTGTTGCTACTCGCGGAGTATTCACCATTACTGCTGACGCATATGATGGCGCTCTTTCAGTTGGCGGTGGAATCGCTCTTGGTGCATCTGGCAAGGTTGCTGCATGTGCAGCTACTGCAGCTGAGAAGGTTGGTACGGTAATCGGAACTGGTTCTCGCGGAAGCGGAACTATTACTGATGCATACGCAGGTGACTATGCTGTAATCGCTCTTGGTCTGTAATCTTTAACATTTAAACTAGAAAATATATAAATATGAAAATTTCTCTTAAAAGAACGCCAGAACAATTGGAGCTTATCAAAGCTATGGCATCCAAGAATCGCTCTGTTGCTTATGAAGCTCAGGTCGCTCTTGCTCAATTCATCGGCCCAGTTATTGCCGAGGTTATCAATAATGCCCCAGTGCTGAGTAACCTCTTCACATCTCTTCAGTTTAACTCTGAGGACAATCCATCCATTCCTTTGGATCTTTACTACGATGTAACTGACGAGGATTATGTACAGGTTTACAGTAACTCTGTTGCTGGAGGTCTTCCACAGAACCAAGTTGTTCCTACCGTATCTGAGCTTAAGGTTGCTACCTATAGCCTTGATACTGCAGTTAGCTTTGACCGTCGTTATGCAGCCAAGAGCCGCATGGACGTTGTAAGCAAGACTTTCACACGCATGGCTCAAGAAATTCTTCTTAAGCAAGAGCGTACTTCTGCTAACCTCATCATGGGAGCAGTTGCTGGAGCATCTACCAATGGTAAAGATCACGTTTTCCGTGCTGCTACCGATGGTTCATTCCTTCTTGACGACTTCAATCAGCTTATTACCCGTGCAAAGCGTATTAATACCGCTTGGAACAAGGGTACTCCAGAAGGTGGTCGTCGTGGTATCACTGATATCATGGTTTCTCCAGAAGCAGTTAAGTCTCTTCGTGAGATGTCCTACAACCCTGTGAACACCAAGTCAACTGCAGCTACTGGTAATGACCTTGCTGCTCCTGACAGTGTTCGTGAGTCTGTTTACAATGCTGGTGGTGGTCTCCCTGACTTCTACGGTGTTTCAATTATGGAGGTTAACGAGCTTGGCGTAGGCCAGAAGTTCAACACCATCTTTGACACAATTGCTGGTACAACTCAGTATGCTGACGCTAACGGCAACAACTCTGCAGTATTCGACGATGCATCTGATGAGATTCTTCTCGGACTTGATCGTGGTCGTGACGCACTTGTTAAAGCAATTGCAGTCGACGAAGAGAATGGTTCTGAGTTTCAGCTTACCGCTGATGATCAGTACAGCATTCGTCAGAACAAGATCGGTTGGTTCGGTGGCATCGAGGAAGGCCGCATGGTTCTTGATAACCGTGCTCTTGCTGGAATCGTTTGTAACGGACTGTAAGATACTACTAATCAATAAAAAAAAAGGTCACTCTTTGCGGGGTGGCCTTTTTTTTGTGTAAATACTCAACAACAAACATACTATACTATATGGCTAAGAAAAGAAAAACTACCAAAAAATCAAAGAAGACAATGAATGTTTCTTATGGTGTCGATAAAATAGAGGATATCCCTACAGAAGAAATCCAAGAAATCAAGGGCGTTGAAGAGGTTGAGCAAGTAGAGGAGGAGAAGGCGGAAGAAAGCAAACCAGCCCCAAAAAAGAATTTAATTGATGAAATCAATGAAATGAAGGCTAACGGAGACGTTAATAGTGATGAGTTCAGAGAAAAAATGACTAAGCTTGAGTCTGTTCTTGGTGTTGATTCCATCAACCCTTTTGGAACTAACGAGTTGGATATTTTTGAAGTTAAATTGAAAGGTATGACAACTTCAGACCTTCAAGATTTAGCATATAAAGTAGGAATAAACCCTTACATGCATGACGCGTCTCTAAAGAACAATCTAATTAGGGAATTTAAGGCATACAACAGGAACAACATGAGGAACATCATGCCTGAGGCTCAAAACGCAATAAAGCTTGACCCTAATAACCCACAACACGCCAAGACGATTAAGATCTTAGGTGAAATTTAAAAATGACCATCTTAGAGAATTTAGCTAAGGAGATAATGGAGACTGAGTTTGATAATGACTCGTCTCTAAACTCTTTGCAATCTATTGAGGCTTGGTTGGAAACCAATTTAGGCATGTTGAACTCTTTGATAAATACATCGTTCTGCCTAGAAACGCAAGAATTGGATTCTGAGGCGCAA